TTAAGCTCAGTCCCCTGCAGCACCTCGGGAATGTCACCAAGGATACCGGCGTCCAGTGCGATCTGGAACGTGCGGTCGATGAGCGGATCCAGCAGCTCATTGTGCAGACGCTCAAGCACGGGGCCAAGCATCAGCAGCTTCTCCTCGTGCCGCTCTGCAATCTCGCGTGCCGTGATCTGACGTCGGTCGGTGTTCGACAGCATCAGGAAGAGGTCAACGTAAAAGGCCTTATTGATGCGCTGCTCAACCTCTTTAATGTCGTTGTTGTGGTAGTCAAGCCTCGGCTCAACCTGATATGCAGGCTTCATCTGATCGACCTGCGAGCCGTCGATGAAGGTGATCTCGCCTGCAGGCAGACCGCGCGCTACCGAGTTACGGAGACTGCTCGGTGCCAGCATGTGAGGATCAATCTGCTTCTCGATGGCCTCATACTTCATTTTCTCAGCAAGCTGCAAACCTTTGGCGTCACCGAGCGCGTCAAGACCCGGGCAGGCTACACCGTAAATGTCTTCGCCGGTAACTTCCCAGCGGGGGCACATAATCGGGAACTCGTCGAATCCGCTCTCAAGCAGATACTTGTCTTCAGTCGAGGCCTTCTCGTAGTACACGCTGCGAAACTTCTTATGCTTGGCAAACGGACTCATGCGGTCACGGTCATCATTAGGCTCAACCATGTGGATCAGAGTGACCCATGCCTCAGTGTTGCCGCGATCCCAGTTGTTCTGTGTACTTTTGCTACAGTTGTCGTACCCGAAGCGTTTAACAAGCTGACCCACTGTCAACTCATACTCCCGGCACCAGGTGTCGACATTATCTTCACCGTCGAGACCGAGCATGTAGCTACCGGCTGTGTACGGTTTGCACCGGATCACGTTGTCGTAGTTGTGGAAGACGCCCATGCTGGCGGTGCCGAATGTGCCCAGCTCCTGATACACCGAGTGTAAAGCATTGTAAACGTTGCTGCGGTTAAATATCTCACGCAGAATACGCTCAACATGCAGCAACCACACCTTCACGTCATTGTCGTCCATGAGCCTGTCGTCAGCGAGACCGAGCTTGAACCAGGGACGCGCTGGTGACGTGATCCCCGCCATCATGCCTGACGCTAATGTGCGTATGGCGAGACGGGACGTGTTGTTGATCTGCTTGGTGTTTCGCTTGTGACCTTTGTTGCGGTCTGAGACGAGGAAACGTCCACGGTGAGCCAGATGGAAGTCCGACAGCTCCCGCCACAACGGGATAAAAGACGAACGCTCACTACGTAACGCCTCGACTCTTTTGCGAAACGACTCCTTCCGACTTGTAGGCATGGATTAACCCCCGAGCAGTGTAGATTGCTGAGTGGTGGCAGGTTCAGTGAGACCACGTGAGCCTGTCAAAAGTGTACCGCTGCGTGTGCGTGACCGCTGCTGCTTAGACTCCTCACGCGCCCTGGCACCGGCTGACTCATTGGGATCAACAGGAGCCTGAGCAGGTTCCGGTGCTGCGGGTGGCGGTGACGGTGCTGATTGACTGCCTGTACACATAAGCTATCTCCTACGTTGATTTATAAAAACGACTCGCCCGGGACTTGTTGGTTGATACCGTAGTCCTGGACTCACGTTCAGCTTGCGTCATGGGTTCGTATGCTTCAGTGACAACAGGATCATCAGGCAACAGGTCTCCGGTGCGTGCGAGCTTACGGTTGAAGCTGTCATCACCGTTACCTTCTTTGCCCTCGATGGCGTTGCTCATCTCTCCACCGGGGTCGAGCGCACCAGCCATGTCGAAACCACCTTCACGTTTACCGAAGGCGTTGGCTGGGTCCGCTATGGTTTGAACTGCGTTGCTTGAGCACATAATTCCTCCCTGTGTACACTGCTACTCATCATAGTGTAACCTATCTAAAGGACTACGTGAAGACTTTTTATCAACAATTCCGTGACTTGTACGAATTTCGTCCCTGTGTAGCTGATGCCGCTTAGGGGCTACATGCTGAGCGAAGGTTAGGCACAAGGCGTCTGCCCAGTCTGGTGACGCCAGTCCTCGCGCCTTCATGTCCTTCTTGCGCTCCATGACTAGACGATCCTTGTCGTCATGTGAGTACATGCGATCCGTAAGCTCCTTCTCAAGCTGCGGGTGATCCTTGATGGCACCGCCACGGTACAACCACTCACGCATGCGCCCCCACATCTCCGCTGTCTTGTTACGGTACGCACGCTCATCTGAAGCCTTGGAGCCGAAGTTCACGTCGATGACGTTGTATCCGAGCTGCCTGAGTCTGTCGCCTATGGGACCACCCATCGCGCCCTCGTCAACAAATGTGACGTCAGGTCTGTGTCTGTCCAGTATGTCGATGACCTTGCTCACGAACTGCATGCTGTCACGCGTCTTCTCACCGGGGATGCGGTATGTCTTTTCAGAACGCGCATCAGAGCCTCTGCGAAACTGGAGCATGTTGTTGTCTTCACCTCCACGGGCGCAGTCGATACCGAGAATCAGGGGATCTTCGGGATAGTATCTTGCCTGACGCTGCTGTGCTTCGTGCACCACGTCATTCGGGATGTATTGCATGTCCCCAGCTTTAGGGAAGCGACCGAGCACACGAACACGCACGAAGTCGGAGTCGAGACCGTAGTCGTCGATCCACTCCTGCATGAGTGTTTTGTTCGGCATCTTGGCTGTGCGGGAGTCAATCTGCATGGTGATCCAACGGTGCTTTTGACCGTGGAATATCTCGTGGAATTTACCATGGTTGCGGGTAGGGTTGCCGAAGACGAAGTGCATCGGCTCACCGTCCGTCTTGCCACCTTCAGCTACCTCATAGATCTTGTCCGGTATGGCACTCCCCTCATCAAAGAGATAGAAGGGTGTAGACCCTGCTGCATGGAGACCGGCGAAGGATTCGGAGTTCTCCTCACGACACGTCTGAGCGTCTACGCGCCACGTCTCAGCATGTCCGAGTCGATAGATGGACATGTTGCCGCGTCCGTTGTTGTACTCGAACCAGTGCCCGGTGATGCACATCTTGCGCCACTTACCAAGTTCACCCCACGTCTTGGTGCGGAGCTGATCGGATGTGTTGGCAGTGACGACGCCTTTGCTATGCGGACGTGTAGACTGAATAAACAAGATAATCCAGGCACTTAGAGCACTTTTACCTGTCCCATGCCCGGATGTGATACCGAACTGAATCGGCGGCACAGGAATGACACCATTGAAGCCCCGCCTCTTGATCTCCTCGCCCCAGCGTATCAGCACATCGCGCTGCCACTCGTCCGGGCCTAGCTGACCCTCCAGCTCCCCCTGACCCCATGGGAACGCCCACATGACCCAGCCGAAAGGGTCAGCGTAGAAACTGGCGCAGTCATCAGCGATCTGCATGTCAACGTCGGTCACTTCCATCACATAAAGTCCATGTTCTGTTTAACTTCTTTCGCACGACGCCGACCCTCAATGAGTCGCTGAGTCAGATCCTTATCGGTGCTGATCTCCAGCTTATCGGCAAACGCCTTAACGTTGACGTGCTTGCCCAGCATCTCCAGAACCTTGAGTCTATCGAGTACCCTGAGCTTCTTGACGCGTCCTGTCTCCTCACGGTCTTCACCGCGACCAGAGTACGTCGTATCAACATCAATGCTGGTAGTCATCTTGCGCCATATCTCCGGCCACTCATGCACAGGCAGCAGGTCGCCTGTGTCGAAGTCGTAGAGGTCAGCAATGTCAGCGTTGAACATCTGAGCAAGTTGCACCAGCACCCATTCAGCATCAACCTTGGCACGCTCCTCACGTTCACTCATAAGCTCCTGGATGGCGGTCTGCACGTCAGGTTCCTTGAGCCATTCCGACGCTAAAGACGTGCTGATGTTGGCACGCCTTGCCGCCCTGCTCATTATGAGATCTTTGATATACTCGATGCAGAAGTATCGCCTACGTGCATCAAGATCATATAGTTTCTGCATACAGCCTCGCTTTACTATCTATGATTCTGCGCCAGGGCGCCTTGTCGATTTTCATAGCAATCCTCCCAGCGTCAGGATACCACCAGAGGAGGGGCGATGGGAAGGGGTTTTATGCTGGAAAGTGGGATTAGTTGTAAATAAGCGTTCTTCGGATTCTCGGTGACTAACAATAACGAATCAAGTATCTGTTTTGACAGGAAAATGCAAATCTGGTGCGGAGTGTAAGCAGGAGCAAAATCCATCTGTTGACTGGAATCGGTATAAATACCAGAGGGTTAGGTCATCGCTAACAATTCAACAGATGGATTCCCTATTACAGCTTCCTAGAAACACTATAGGGGGTGTTTTCACAGACCCTCTTCCTGAAAACATGCCTATTTTTTAAGTGTAGGTATAAGTATTGGATATTACACCACGAATCCCACCAACCCATCTGTTGACTAGCTGTTGACTAGCACTTCACCCTGTATTCTTGTCTACATTTTCTACATAAACTATTGAAATAATTGAAATAATAATTAGACCTCTCCGAATGCGTTTCTGTAAAAATTGCCAAATTCTGTTCTGAGTATACCGTTTTAATGCAGATTTCTCTATAACTTATTGATATTAAAAGGAAAAAAATACTAGACCGCTGCGAACGCAGAAATACCCTCTATCAACAAAAACTGTTTACTTGTCTTAGCGCAATATGATACAAAGCAAAAATAACAACACTACTCAAACACGGAGGACAACATGAACACCACAGAAGCATTTTTCCATTTAATCGAGAGAGGTTTCCCTGACCTCATCACCCTGGAGGACTTTCAAAACGCCACCAACGACACCACTGTCACATCTCGTCTGCTCACGAATGCTGTGGATACTTTCGGTAATGGTCTCAAGCTCAGGATGCGAAACCACCTCGGACGTGTCGGTGTGTGGGCAATACGTCACCCTGGTAAATATGAAGACCTGAAAGAGTCAGACTTGTACATGGAATATTTGAAGATGCACGGACGCAAACCTTTATCTTACCATGCACTGCACATGCCTGACTTGATGACCAGTAAAGACATTTGCATGTTCCTTGAGATATGGGGTGAGAGAATGAGTCCCAACACCGCAGGGAAGAACATGCGTAAAGAGCACATCGGTTTGCAGCTTAAAATGTGGGACGGGGAAGCGCAGCATCGCGTGTGGGCATTGCGAGACGTTGAGAGATATAGAGAGCTCTCCGGGGGTGAACTTTATGCTGAGTATTTGAGTAAAAAGTCATCCGGCTCTACGGTGGAACACAACGACATCTTAGGCGTTAAAGACGTAGACTCAATTATAGAGCAATACTACACCGACCTGCCGGATCTGGTGACAGGTGATCAGATAGTCGATATGATCGAGGAATCCGGTTTAGGAAGTCTGTTGTCATCCCTGTGTGTGAGTAAGTCGTTATACAAACAAGGAGCCACTCAGTTCAGGATGTGGGACGGCAAGAGACAACACCGTGTCTGGGTAACACGGAACATTGAGAAGTATGAAGTAATGACCGGTAAGGAGTTGTACCAGGAGTGGACAAACCCCTCACCCCCTGACACAGAGATCAAGGACGAAGCAATCGTAAAAGCCCTGCCTCGGCTGCCTGACATCGTGACCCCTGCAGACGTCCGCAACGCTACCGGCGTCAAGCTCAACCAGGTCGACAGGCTCATGCGTAACCACGGCACCAGGGTCAAGCCGTTCGAGGGACGCACTAAGCAGTTCATGTGGATCATCCGTAACTACGACAAGTATCGGGGCATCGTCGGTCAGGATTTGATAAAAGAATACGAAAAGTGCAAAAAAATGCGCTGACAAGTGCAATATACTGCGCTAGTGTTCAGCCATCGACATTGAATTACTAACTAAGGGAGAATAACCATGACCACACTTCAAACCGTAAGACAACAAGCAGACAAAGCAAAGAAGATCAGCAAACATGACGCTATTGCTAAACTGGAAAACCTGGTACAGCAGCCAGGCATGGAGGATTACATTGAAGATCTGGCAGTCCTCTACAAGTTCTTCATCCCCAGCGCACCAACTAAACCTAAGACTGTGCAACAGTGGGTAGCCAAAGCCGCTGACGTGAAACTCAAGGACATCAGACCTTACTGTGCTTATGTGTACTCCCATGACGACACCATCGTTGCTACAAACGGACACATCCTCTTTACTGCGAAGCAAACCCTCGACCCAGGGTATTACGACACGAAGACCGGTAAACTGGTGTACGATGTTGACGCATTCAGTTACCCAAACTACCAACATCTCCTTCCCGACACGTCTACCATGACTGAGGTGAACATTGAAGATGCTGAGATTGTCTCTGCTGGAGGTGACGTGTGCTACCTGATCAACGGTTCCCAGTTTAACAAAAAGCACGTAGACAACGCTCTCACCTGCCCGACCGAATCTGAGCCACGCATCTTCTTGAACACACCTGGTAAACCAATGTGCGTTGAATATGATGACGCTACAGCACTCATCATGCCCGTCAGCAAATAAGGAGAATGACCATGACCGTCTACACACTGAAATGGGGAGACCGCTTCGACTGCTACAGGCAGTGGTTCCCCACCAAGAGAGACCTGCAGCAGAAGAGAGCTGAAGTCAACAAGCTCTCAACCAAGCGTCCGTATGATCAGATCGAGGTGCTGGAGTCACGGAAGGTTGAGATCCCGACACACAAGGCTGGTCTGATCAACTGGCTCAACACCAACGTAGGAGAAAGTCTATGCTCACACTCTTAATCCTCGGTGCACTCATTCTGTTAGCACTATCAACCCTGATCCATCTCCACTTCCTCATCAAAGCAGATGAGCGTGACGCGCAACGCGAGATGGATCTCATGCTTCAACTCATGGAGGATGACGATGCAAAATAAATACATGGGGTACACGGCATCCAAGCTAATCGGCACAGCCGGTCTTGAGATGCACCATGGTGAGTTCCACATCGTCTCCAGTCTCATGCCTAACTGCCGCCTGGGCATGGACGCAGAGGGTAATCTGAATATACGACACCAGGACGAAGATGAGCCACACGTCACGCTTGAGGTGATTAAGGGCAGCCCGTCTCAGATGCAGCTCTGGTGCCTTGAGTTTAAGAAGGAAGGATTTAACAGATGACACTGTATGATCTAATCGAACAGGCAACCGTCACCGCCCGGGACAAAGGGTTCGACCTACAGCAGCATGAGACACAGCTTCTCCTCATCGCGTCAGAGATACGCGAAGCCCTACACCACGTCTCCCCTGGCACTGACGAAACGGTGCAGCGCATACGCAACAGCTTCATCGGTGACATGGCTTCACTTGAGTTGTACCGCTCTCATGTAGTAGCAATGGACACTGAGTATCAGGACACGTCAGAGATCCCCGAGATGCGCTCTGAGTACGTTGAGGAGTTGGCTGACGCTGTGATCAGGATATGCAGCTACGCCGGGGGTAACGGGATGACCATTGAGCTGATACGTGCGATCAAAGACAAGATGGAGAAGAACGCCAAGCGTCCTGTGTTGCACGGGAAGGGGTTTTGAATGTGGATACTACCAAGAAATCACCAACTGTCGTTTCTCTTTGCACAGGTTACGGAGGAATCGAACTTGGTCTTGAACGAGTGTTTGGAGCACTCGATGTTCTCGCTCATGTGGAGATCGAAGCCTTCGCAATCGAAAACCTGGTTGCAAAGATGGAAGCGGGAAGAATGGTTCCGGCACCTATCTGGACGGATGTTAAAACCCTCCCAGTGGAGCCATTTCGAGGACGTGTTGACATCATCACTGGCGGATATCCTTGCCAACCCTTCAGCAGTGCAGGGAAGCGTGGAGGAGCAGACGACCCCCGTCACTTGTGGCCGTACATACGACAATCCGTCCGAGACATTAAGCCAAGATACTGTTTTTTTGAAAACGTCGAAGGACATATATCGCTTGGACTCTCCACAGTTATCAGCGACTTGGAAGAAGATGGTTACACAACAACGTGGGGAATATTCAGCGCGGAGGAAGTCGGCGCTCCACACCGCAGAAAAAGAGTGTTTATCTTGGGCCACCGTGAACACGATGGACTACATGGACTGCCGGACACCGGAGGGCGTTGTAAAGCAAGCCACCGGTGCAAGGAAGGGGAGGACAAGGCCAGCGAACCTACGGGAGCAGGTCGACCCGGTAACGTGCGAGATATACAAACAGCAGAACTGGCCTACGGCATCGGCAAGGGATCACAAGGACACGCCAGGGATGGCGCAGGAAGCAACCAACAAGGACGGATCGCACAGGAACAGAACGGATCAACTTGCCCGGGCGGTCTACAACACTGGCCAGCCCGACCAGGAGAACCCCAGCACGAATGGGAGCCACCAAGAGTCGTGGAGAACCCCGTCAACGTGCGAAAATGTTGGGGGGCAAATGTCGGAAGTGGAAGCGCGCGAAAACAACAGGACTGTCAAGCTGAGGTATCAGGTGGAACAGGCAAAGATAGGAAGCCAATCGAGTTCCAGACTCAACCCACGATGGGTTTGCACACTAATGAATATACCGATTATGTGGACGGAGGTTTAAACAATGGCAACTCCGATAAAGATTGCGCCAGAAAAGTACTGCAAAAATTGTGGGAAGAAATTGTATCGCAAGAGGTATGGCAAGCGGCTGGAGGATATGTCGGTGTTCTTGCGGAGACAGTATTGCAGTCAGGATTGTGCATGGACAGCTTCACGCAAAGAATCTGTTTCTTTGTCTGGTGCGTACAAACGGGCAACCAAGCTAAAGGGTTTGGTCTGTCAAGAATGTGGGGCAACGACCCTGCTTGGGATACACCACAAGGACAAGAACCCACGGAACAACTCAAAAGAGAACTTGCTTACGCTTTGTGCCAGTTGTCATACGAAATTGCACTGGAGCGAGGGCAAGAAGCCGTGGAAACCCCCGGGAACCTGCACTATATGTGGAGCGAGTGGGAAAATAAAGCGTGGGATGTGTCAGAAACACTACCAGAGATGGCAAAAGTATGGCGATCCACTTTTGACGAAGCGTTTAGGCAAAAAAGGATCTATCCACAAGCAACCCATCAAGGACGAAATCGCACCGACGAGCTGCGGCTGTTGGGAAACGGAGTTGTGCCAGCTACAGCAGAACGAGCGTGGCGCGTGTTGTATGGGAGACTCAATAAAGGAGAATACTGATCATGTCTAAGCTCATCATCTGCGAGTCTTGCGGGAAGAAGAAAAACCTGGCAGCCAAGGGATTGTGCATGGCGTGTTACCAGAAGGACCGTAAACACATCTACAACAGACGCGAGTACGGCACCTGCGCCCTTGGTACTCCTGATGTACACGTCACCATCCCCTGCATGCGTTGTGGCTCGAAGCTGGACGCACGGGTGCCTGAAGGTGAGGAGCATAAGGTGGACATGCGCCGCCTGTGCGCCAAGTGCAAGACTGTGGACACTGAGGAGGGGTTCCTGGGTCACAGGGAGATGCAAGCAGCCGAGCAACGCCGAGGTCCTGATCCGCATAAGCGATGGGTGAGGGAAGAGGTGAAGGTGTTTAAGCCTGGCGACAAAGGGTTCGCTGAGCGAGCGTCACAGTGTACACCACCGAGTGAGATTAAAGGTGTTACAGACAATCAATCACTACCACACCACAACAAGGGAGGATTTTGATAATGGGAAACCTGGCATCAGAAGTAGAGAGCAGACTGGGAGCATGTCACATCTGCGGCAAGATTAAGGTGCTGACGAACGGGAAATGTAGGGAGTGTGCGGTTATGAAGAAGGTGAGAGTTAAGACATGGGATGAGTTGTGTGAAGTGGGAACAACGCGGCCTTCGTTTAACGGAAACCACATCGTTCCACCCGGGAAAATCGGAGAAGCTTTTACGCAAGGCATGAAACACCTGTGTGGAAAGATTGTTGAAGCAACACTGACGGGTGACGACAAGTTCGTTACAGATGGCTACACTCTCGAACCATGGATGTGCGACTATATTGAGATCTCGACACCATGTGGCACCGGTGCAACGGACGACACGACATCAGTGCAGGAAGAACTTTCACGAGACGCAGAGATGAAGCACAAAACCTTAGAGTGTAACTTGCGAGCCGCAATCCTGTGTCAAGAGAGGGCGGAGGAGAATGTCCGGCCATTCATGCTACTAAAACCACAAGTGTTTAAAGACGGCAATGAATGGTGCGCCCTTTATGGAGAAAACATACAAGACGGGGTTGCTGGTTTCGGAGACACTCCCGACGAAGCGTCCCGAGCATTCGATGCAGCGTGGAAAGGATAGAGGGATGAAGAATTGTATTCGTTGCCATCACTGTAGCTGTTTCTCGCATCAAGGTTGTAGAGTTTATTATTGCACTCATACAGAAGCACCCAAGGGTTTTAAGGCTTGTCTAGATACCTCACTCATACGCAGTGCAGTTCCGAGTTTTTGTCCATTACGAAAAATGGAAGGATAAAGAGATGAATATATTAGATAAAGAACTTACACACGCCGACCAAGATTCGGAGATGTTGCTATATGAACAAAGCGAAGCACAGAAGAGGGAGATTGAAGAACTTCGCGCACAGTTGGCGAGGTGTATTGAAGCACTGGAATATCTATTGTCAGTAAACGTAGGCGAAGCAGATGTTGAGTACGGAACTGCGTGTAAAAACGCGGAAGATGCTATTCGTTTAGCGAAGGAGTAAAGTGATGGGAAAACTTGCGGAAGAGATAAGAATGATAAAAGACGACACTGAAATTATTGTAGGCGCTGACATAATAGCAGCACTCAAAGAGATGGTCACGACACGCACCTTATTCGGGGTTGGCTGCCGTTATGCTATTTTGAGGGGTTTGTATGATAACGTCCTGTAACCACAGCGAGAATATTATTTGCGGTTCTTGCCTGATGAAAAATCACCAAGAGAAGCAGGTTGTTGAAAATTTGTTGCGAGGCGAACTACTAAGACGGACGTTGCCGTATCTGGAAGCGTCGTTGCTCGGGAGGTTATACTCGGAAATGCAAGGGGCGCACAATAATAAAGCACTGCATAAAGCACTTGAGCAAGAATGTTCCGACCTTGAAACACTCATTGAGGAAATAAAGGAGACAATATGAATTGTCCAAAATGCGGGTCAAAGATTATTGAGAACGACAGAAACCCAAATGTGCATTACTCGAATCCACGAGAAATTTGCTGGCGGTGCGAAGCAGAGGAAAAAGCCCCAATAGGAGCGTGGCTGCAAAGAAAAGACGGATCATATTATCAAAAGTGGAAATGAGCACAAGCAAACTAACGATTGAGGTAACCGGCACCGCGCAGTTTGCGGTGAAGGAGGCTAGAGATGAAAGTATCTAAGAAGCAAGCGATAAAGATAATTGAAAGGCTGACAAGTAGAGATGGTGGTTTTGATGACTGGTGGGTAGATATGATGGACGACATGGGCCTATACGACGAAAATAATGATACTTGGCCCTCACTTTTCGATGTTCTTGAGGCACTTGGAGTTACTAAACAGGAGTACAGGGAGGTTATATAATGAGTAATCTAACAGAAAGACTCCGCGCCCTGTCTTCAGATCATGATGATTTGAGTTGGATAGGAGATGATGCTGCGGATGAGATAGAGCGGTTACATGAATTAGCATATAACCCCAAAGGTTATGAGTATATAGATTGTTTAGAACAGGCAGAAAATGAAATAGAAGAACTCAAAAAAGAAGTAGACCACGGAGAAAGTAACTTACTCTCATTGCTCTACGACGTTGCAGAACTGAGAAAAAAGACAGACAAAATGCGTGAAGTACTTACAGAGCTACAGCAATGTTCAGAATATTGGAGCGAATACGTTGTGCCGCTCGGCATACATGAGCGAATTAAGGAGGCATTGAATGATGACGCTTAAAGAGATAAAAGACAGAAATGAAACTCTGTCGTCTGACGCAAGCTTGACTACTTTACATAAAGATATTCAGCGGCTTATATCCGAAATTGATCGGCTGCAAGAAGAGCTGGATTCTGTGCATGACTACTACACTGGAGCGATTGAGCGGAACGTTGAAGCCACCGCTCAACGATGTGCTGAGATAGCATATACTCTACCCAATGTGTTAGACCCAGAAAGCACATGCACAGACTTTGATGCTATAGGAGATATGATAAAAGCTGAATTTGAATTGGAGGACTAAATGTACGAGAGACTGAGAATCAGAACACTGGAGGTCGCAGGACTCACACCGTCCCTGATTGCCATGCGTCTGCCTATAAACCAGAACATCGAAGACCGGACGCTGGAGAAGGATCTGAACCTGGCGTCCAAGCTCATCAGACGCGGTGACGACCATGCCAAGTGCATACGAGGCTGCATGGTCTGGTGTGAGATGAGTTGTCAAGTCGGATGGCTCCTGGAGTACCTGACATACAGGATCGGTGTTGAATGCCTCTCCAGCTCCAGCGCCATGCACAACGAGCTGAAGGGTCTACATGCTGAGGAACTGGCAGGACAGAAGCAGCGGGATCTGTCGGAGAAGGTTTACACCAGGATCGAGATGATAAGCTACCAGACTCTACGCCGGATGTACCTGCAGAGACGCAAGCACCGGCACCCTGACTGGCGAATCTTCTGCGGATGGGTTGAGACTGTGCCTTATTTCAATGAGCTGATATATCCGGAAGGAGCGACATGCTAATACAACTGACTGAGCAAGAGAAGCGGGAAGTCACGCTACTGTGCTTCGCTGAGACGATTATGCAGCAGCTCAAGTCTCAGCAGAAGGAGCACACCCGCAGACATACGCAGCTCACCAAGACTATCGAGCGTATCCAGGCTGTCGATGAGACGTATCACGGGTATCTGCCAGACGAGTATCAAGACGAAGCTGAGAAGATGCTTTATGCGATTGAACAGAAGCTGATAGAACTGTTCGGGGAGGTTGACTATGAAGTCTGACCTGACGCTATGCATCAACGGTAAATGCCCCAGCAGAGGCAAGTGTGAACGATGGGTCAGGCAGCTCGGTGACGTGTATGAGAGGTTTAAGCCGGATCGAGCAGGAAGGTGTGACCATTACATCCTCAGATCCATCAGATAAAAGGAAGCCCCGGTTGATTAAGCCGGGGCTTTTTTCTACATGAATGACGGGATGACTGTTTCGTGAATGAGTAAACCAAGTGCTTTTGCTTTTTGAAGCATGTCTGCGGAGCCTCTGCTCTCACCGTCCCACACCAAGATCAGTGCGTCAGCGTATGCAGCCATCTCTGCGTTCCTTATATGCCCGGCTGCTTTGCCGTGAGTGTCCCAGTCAGCTAGGAATATTTTAACCGGAGTGCAGCCTCTTGCCCACTGTTCCCCCAACCTGTCCACACCTCTCGCACCACCACAGACCACTTCACTAATCCCGAGACCGGAATTAAAAACAGCATGGTCCACAATATTCTGATCGGTAATGGTGCGGCTGCCTGCTATAATTACTTTCATCCTTCCTTCTCCACCAGCTTCAGCGGTATCTTCTCTTTGATCCGTTTATGTTGTGTCAGGTAGTGTCCGTACACTTCCACACCGTCCATTGCTTGATACTCCTCAATGTTACGTGTAGCCCATACGCGGCGCTGCCTTTGCCCGTCCCACATCTTGATCTGTGTTCCGAGACCATTTTGACGCATGATCTTCCCCATGGTGGCAGGCTGCGGGATGCTCTTCAGATCCACTCCTACGCCGGACAGGCTCAACGTCTTCAAGGCCTCACGGATGTCCTCGTTCGTCACCAGATCAGCGTCCATGTAGCTCTGGTGCTCAAGGATAAACTCATTCAGAGCGTATGCTATCGGGTCCTGCCCTGCTTCCTGGATGGACTGCATGTAATCAGTCACTGGCGGCGCGGCGCACGGGTCGAAGTCGCTCAGGTCTACCTGTGTCATGAGATAGTACACGCACGCTTTCCAGCCCTCCTGGTCACGCATCCATGCCCACCTGTCGTCCCAGTAGTTCTGCCACGAGGGTTTAATCTGCTTGTCCACGCCGCGGATGTTCAGGTCAGACCAGACGGCATAATAACGTCTGGTGTCCGATTTAACGTCGATAGGCACGGCACTGTTGCTCGTCATGGTACCGTTGATAATGTTGCGGATGACGAACGGATGCCGGTTCTTCTGGTTCACTCGTGTGTAGTGAGGAGGCGCCGCGGCTATTGCCTTGAGCTTGTTGTGGATGATCTGCGCCTCACGCCGGTCGCCCAGGTCGCACTCGTTGATGTGCAGATATTTGGTGCTGAGCAGATAGTCATCAAAGTCACGCAGAAGCTCGTCACCGTGGATGACTGTGCAGTCCTTCCCCATGGCGTTGATGAGGGGATACAGCAGGAAGTCTTTACCGTTACCCTCACCCCCGGCAAGTATCAGCATGTGATTGATCTTGCGCTCAGGATGACGCAGAGTGTACGCCATCCATTTGAGAATATGATCCGCGTTGTTCGTCCACCCCAGTGCTCCGAAGTGGTCAAGCCAGCGGGTCACGTCTCCGGGCGCACCTTGTTCAATATTGCCCACCCAGCCATTGACAAACGCGACACCGCGCTCGGTGAAGATTTTAGGCATTCCCGGCGCATAGTCGAGCCGGTCCACTTTCTGAGTCTTGCCTTGCATCAGAGCTTCAGCGCGAGCCTCGTTGTCGAAGTGTCCGAAGGCGTTTTGAAAAGCCTCTGCTGTGAGCCACATTCTCTTGTCAGGGTTGTAAAACTGATTCTGTTCAGCCACGTACACAAAGCTCTCGTAGAAGTCATCAGGAGTGTCTTTTGCGTACCATATTTCACGCTGTTGCTGTAGGATCTTGCTGAAGTCTGCCCGAGTCCAGCGCATGTAGTCCTTGACCTGATTCCACCAGATCAGGCGGCTGCCGTGATCCAGACCGTCCACCGCGCGCAGGATCTCATACGCCACGACCGCAGCTTCAGCAGTGTGCGCCGGTTTACGCCTGAGATTGTCCATCAGGTCTTGGTAGCTGACAATCTCACTCTGTACCGGCGCTTCGTGCTCTTGTGCTCCCATGAAGTCCGGCGTAGTGGCACCAACTTCATTGAGCTTCTTCATTGTCTGCCATGCGTTCAGTCGTTGTCTGAACCCGGGCGCTGACTGCTCAATGTGATTGATAAGGTCACGTCCCGTCCTGTCCGCACATGAGCCATGATGGCACTTGAAACCGATTGATCCATCGGCATTTGTGAACACAGCAGCTCCATCATCTGCTTGGTTTGTGTGTTCATGTACCCATGGGCAAGTAATCTCAAATCTTCCGGGGCTTCTGATTTCCTTGACTTCGATCGCGAAGGTGTTAAGCATAGGATGGTCTGGTACATCAGTGGCACCATCCGTTCGTGTGTCTCTGCGTTCCTGATCGAGGTCAATTCCGAAGGGTCGCGCCAGCTCTTCGATGCTGACTCTGATTTCCGGGTTCCACTCGACCATTTTGCATCGTGGAGGAGTGCCCCCGTTGGCTGCGACTCTGTTTGCTTTTGCGTTGACTCCTTCTGGCAGTCTGACATACCGCGTAACTCCTTTCATCCCCGGGTCTTTGCCATCGGGGGCAAGACCTCTCTCAACTAGCCCATCAAGCAGATTCTCAATCCACTTGCGCTCAGTACAAGGCCAGTCCAGCACCCAGCCCCACTGCTCAGATCCCGGACTGCTCTCAAGTTTGAACGTCGGTGTCGGTAAACGCTCGACCGCGGCAACGTCCAGCTTCTCGCGTACATCGTCAGCAACGATCACATGCGTAGCCCGGTAGTTCGCTTTCCGTCGCACAGCACGACCACCGTCATCGTAAAACGTGCTGATGCAATAATACTGATTAGTGAGCGGCTGCAGATATGTATTCTTAAAATACCCACCAGCCCAGCACACGCCGCGCCGGTCTGTAGGGATGTCGGTAGGATCATCCGGGAAGCTGGTAACGTGTGCCCATATATGGTCGTCACCGAAAAGCGTTTTGAGGAAATCGAGATTACTTACACTGTGCATCGTAAACTCCCTTATAATCAGGCCAGCCAGCCGACGGGTCGCTCATGTGCATTTTAACCATCTCGCAGTACAAGTCGTCGGCTTTCTCTGCTTCCTCTGCGTCATTCATAAAAACAATCGTGAGCGCAGAAAAGAATAAAATCAATAGTAGTTTCATGTTGACCTCCCTTTAAGTTTCCTGCATAGTGGCATAACAAAAAAGACACGTCAACGATAAAAAAGTGTTGACAAAGTTATAAACCGCGTTTAGAGTCCAGAGAAAAGAAAGGAGAAAACCGATGAGCCACACCGTTATACATTTGAAAGTCCTGGAAAGTTCGTACTCGACTTTCGGCACCAAGGCAGAGGAGTTGGGAAAGAAGCCCAGCACCCTGCTCCGTGAAATAATCGAGGCGGTAAACGAAGACCGTCTCACTATTCAACCCAACGAAGGACAGCGTCGTCTGTTCGGCATCGAAAAGGAGATTGTATCATGATTGAAATCAAGTTGCATTTTGAAACCGTACTAGAGGCCCGTGAATGGTTCGCCAAGATTGAAGGTGAACCGATGCCTGCGCGCCCCGCTGGCTCACCTGCACCGGGACCAGACTCACCTGCCTACGAGGCTCCCGCAGCACCTGCTGCACCTGCTCAGGCTCCCGCAGCACCTGCTGCACCTGCTCAGGCTCCCGCAGCACCTGCTGCACCTGCCGCACCTGTAGCACCGGCTCAGGCACCTGCCGCACCTGCAGCACCGGCTCAGGCTCCTGCTGCACCTGCTCCGTCAGCCGAGGAGCTTCAGACACTCATGCAGGAAAAAGCATCGCATCTTTGTGACGGTGGCACCGCTTGCTTCCAGGTAATCAAGGATATGGGAGTGTCAGGGATCTCTCAGATGACAGAAGAGCAGCGCGCACAGGCGGCTGAGAAAGTGAAAGCACTATGAGCCATCACGCCCGACTATCACCCAGCAACAAACGATGGCCCATCTGCCCCGGGTCGATCCGCGAGGAGGCTCAGTACCCTGACGACCGCTCCGGAGAGGCTGCTGTAGATGGCACAGGGTCACACTTATTGCTGGAGCTGTGCATCGACTGCGAGTCTGCTGACCACATGCTCGACCAGACCATCGGTGAAGGACACGAGGACAGGCAGCAGGGGTGGTGGGTCAAGAAAGACCGCATCGACAGGGTAAACGCAGCACTGTCGTACATCCAACGGCGCAAACGTGAACTGGATGGCGCCTTGATCTTTGCCGAGTCTCAATCCGACGCTGGGCAATGGTTCGGACGGGATGACTGGTACGGCACATGCGACGTTACCATCCGCGGTTCTGACACTCTGGAGGTCATGGATTACAAAGACGGGCGCATGTTTGTCAAAGCTGAGGATAACTCCCAGCTCATCAGTTACGCGGTCGGCAAGCTCGGTGAATACGTGATGCAGGGTGCTACCATACCCAACATTGACAACTGCCCCATTCAAAACGTTCGCATGACCATTGTGCAACCCAAGACCACGCCCATGGTGCGCTACGTCGACATGCCGATCGCTGACGTTTGGGAAGCGGGAAAAAGGTTAGCCGTTGCAGCCAAGGCTACCGATGATCCTAACGCGCCGCTGGTGCCGAGCGACGACTGCAAGTGGTGCAAACACGGCAACCACTGCAACGCAAAATTTGAGAAAGGAGCTGTAGCTATGACAGGACAACAGTCCCTCATCGAAGCAATAAAGTCCGGGCAGATTGCCCCAGGTAATATGAGTTCAGAACAACTGGCAGCGTTCAAAGACATTGAGAAGGTTGTCACGGATCTGTTCAAAGCCGTAGATAAAGAGATGTTTTCACGCATCAGTGAAGATGAGAACAGCATCCCCGGGTACGAGATCGGTGAAGGCCGACGAAGTAAAAAGTGGGCTGAAGATGACGAAATCGTGGCGAAGAAGCTGCGCGGGATGCGTCTGAAAAAGGACGAAGTAATGATCCCCACTCTCATCTCACCGGCTCAGGCTATCAAGCATCCTGACCTTACCGAGCGTCAGCTTGCGAACGTCGAGAAGATGATCGAGATGAAGCCTGGACCGAAGAAAGTGGTCAAGGTAAAGCAGCAAGCCGAGAAACAGGACGCCGCTGAGATGTTTGAAAAAGTACCAGAACTTCCATCATTCATGTAAAGGAGATACACCATGGCTACAACTATTCAGGTAAAAGGCATCATTTCATTTCCGCACCTGTTCGAGCCGCGTGCTGTGAACGAAGGTGACGACCCGAAATACAGCGTGAACTGCTTGATCCGTAAAGACGATCCGCAGGTTCAGACGATCCAGAACGCTATCGAGACCGAGAAGCAAAACACATTCCCCAACGGCTTCCCGCCCAACGGTAAACTATGCCTGAAGGACGGAGATGTTGAACCAAACGGCGTTAAAGGGTATTATGAGTTGCGTGCCAACACAGGCGCAGATAACCCTCCTCATGTAGTGCACGTACCGGGAGCCAAACCTGTCACCGACCGCAGCAAAGTCTACCCTGGTGCCGTGGCGTGGTGCATTATCAACATCAACGGCTACAACAAGCAGATCAACAAAGGCGTCGGTGCATACATCAACGGCGTAGGTATAACCGGCGAAGAGGGTGAGCTTGGACGCCTCGACAACAAGCCCAGCGCAGAGCAGATGTTCGCTGGTGTCGGTGGAGACACGGCGCCGCAGCAGGTAGCACCGGCTGCACCCGCCGCACCGGCTACACCTCCTCCGGCCCCCACGTCGGCTACGTATCAGATGACCGACAAAGCCAACGGTCTGACACGTGATCAGTATCACCAGGCTGGGTGGACTGACGAGCTGTTGATCCAGCACGGGATGATGCTGCCCCCTGGCGGTGTGGCCCCCTCCTTCGGATAACTTGTTGCAATGCCTCCCGGTGGGTTCTCTTCCTTACCGCCGGGAGGGTTTTTTAGGAGTAATACCATGAGACTTGCAGATATTAACAGAGCACAGCAGAAGTTTCGCAGCGAGACGGGTGAACGTCCCACTGAAGTAAATATCCCTGAACACTGCGTCCTTGATTTACTTGACGAGATGCTGGCTACTCGCAGTTTCCCTGAAGAGGAGATTGAGGAGGCCATCGTGGCCCATGAGACCGGAGACGCTTGCAAAGTGTCAGAGTTCTTCAACAACACCAAGATCCTCGGTATGCGAACAATCATCGTCCCCACGGTGTCATGATGCGTGCTGTATACGACATCGAGACATACCCTAACATCTTTTCTGCTGGCTTCCTCGTACCTGACACCGGAGAGTATCTGGAGTGTGAGTACAGCTTCCGGAAAAACGACATCCAGACTATGCTGGACTTCTTCGCGGAAGTAAACAGACGCGGCGGTGCGCTGGTGGGGTTCAACAACATTCACTTTGACTACCCTGTCATTCACTTTATCATCCAGAATCAGGGTAAGATTACCCCGACCGACATTTACAATAAAGCCATGGAGATAATTAACACACCGTGGAATGACCGCTTCAAGCATGTCGTATGGGACTCTGATACCCTGGTGCCTCAGATCGACCTGTACAAGATCCACCACTTCGACAACTTTGCCCGGGCTACCAGTCTCAAGACGCTTGAGTTCAACATGCGCCGTGACTCTGTTGAGGATCTGCCGTTTCCTCCCGGCACAGTGTTGGACTGGCATCAGTGTGACAAGCTCGTGGACTACATGTATGAGGACATCAGCGCCACTGCTGAGTTCCTGCAGCATAGTCGCGGACACCTTGAGTTCCGGGAAACCCTGACTGAGAAATACGGCATCAACTTCACCAACTTCAATGACACCAAGATCGGCAAAGAATACTTCATCATGAAGATGAAGCAGCAGATCCCCGGCTTCGACAAGAAACAGCAGACAAAGCGCGACAGTATTAGGGTAGCTGACGTAGTGTTTGATTACATTAAATTTGACCACCCTGAGTTCAACAGGATACTCAACTGGTTCAAGACGCAAACGATCCACGATACTCAGAATCTCAAGGGAGTGTTCCAGGATGTCAACTGTACCGTTGATGGTTTCACATTTGACTTCGGCGCTGGTGGGATACACGGCAGCGTGGAGTCCTCAATCGTGTTCTCGGATGCTGATCACATTGTCGAGGACTGGGACGTCAAGAGTTACTACCCGAACGTGGCAATAGTCAATGATCTCTACCCTGAACACTTGGGTCATGCGTTCTGTGAAATCTATAAGGACGTTTATGATCAAAGGCAGCTTCACCCCAAAGGCAGTACGGAGAACAAAGCCCTCAAACTCGCGCTCAACGGTGTATACGGTGACAGCAACAACAAGTATTCATGTTTCTACGATCCTCAATACACCGTGTCCATCACGATCAACGGTCAGCTCCTGCTCTGCATGTTGGCTGAAAAGATGATGCAGGGTGGCTGTCAGATGGTGCAGATAAACACCGACGGTCTGACTGTGCGCTATCCGCGACAGATGAAGTCATGGGTACACGAGGTCGCCCGATGGTGGGAGACTGTCACAGGGCTGGTGCTTGAGGACATTGAGTACAAAGCCATGTATATCAGAGACGTGAACAACTACATCGGTGAGTACACTGATGGCAAACTGAAACGCAAAGGCGCATACTGCTACGGTGACGACTTGGGGTGGCACCAGGATCACTCGGCTCAGGTTGTGCAGATGGCAGCAGAGGCCGCACTGGTGCGCGGCGTCCAGATCCGTCACTTCATCGAGAACCACCAGAACCCGCTTGACTTCCTGCTCAGAGGGAAGGTCAGCAGGGGTAGCTCACTCGTCACCGTTGACTACCATGGCAATGAGACCCTGCAGCAGAGCACCACCAGGTACTACATAAGTTGCCTGGGTGACGACCTGGTGAAGATTATGCCGCCGCTCAAGGGTAAGACTGAGCCGCGCCGCATAGGTGTCAACAAGGGCTGGAAGGTTACAGTGTGCAACAAACTGGATCAGATTGTCGAGGCTGACATTGAGCATGAGTGGTACATCAAGGAAGCCGAGAAGCTGGTTAAACCACTGAGAGGGGACCATGGGTAAAGAAGAGAACGATGTTGAGACTTACCTGCACTCACAGATCACAAAGCTCCACGGCACCACGCGCAAATGGGTCTCCCCTGGTCGCGCCGGTGTGCCTGACCGGATCTGCATGTTACCGGAAGGGAGAGTGTTCTTTGTCGAGGTGAAGACGCTCTCCGGTAAACTCTCAGTGCGTCAGAAGCGTGAGATGGAGTCTCTTGCTGAGCTTGGTTGCAACGTCCACACCGTTTACGGTCGTCAAGGTGTCGATGATTTCATAAGAGGATTAGATGTTACACCCTAACGATTTACGAGATTATCAGCGAGAGGCTGTGTTGCACCAGCTATACCACGACAGGTCTATGCTGTGGCTCGGCTGCGGTAGAGGCAAGTGCTGGGGATACGGCACAGAGCTGTTGCTTGCCGACGGTGGTGTGAAACAAGTCCAAAACATTGTCGAGGGAGACAAGCTGGCGCACCCTGTGTCCGGGTATCAGACGGTCACAGGCACCACCGTTGGACGCGCCCCTATGTACCGTGTGTCGTCCACTTCCGTCCATGTAGACAAATTTCAACCGTTCACTTGTAACGGAGACCATATTCTTGTGCTTGAGCAAGCAGGTCGGAATGTGAGTGACGGTGTTGTGGAAATGACTGTAAACGATTACATGAAGCTGAGTGACAGGGATAAGAGATTGCGCTACAAACTGTACCGCTCTTCGGTGGATTACTCGACGCGTGACATAAAAATCGACCCCTATGTCCTCGGTGTGTGGTTGGGTGACGGTCATCATAACACGACACAAATCACTCTTAATGATTCTGACGCTAAATATATTTTACCAGCTTTCCACGCTGAAGCTGATAAATATGGTTTAAGTCTGAGGAAAACGGAATACGACAGTCATTGCACCGGATACAGTTTCACTCATGGTAGATTTTATCATGGTAAACCCAACTGGCTGTTCTATTTGAGAGAGTATGGAATTTGTCACAGTAAAAACATACCAGACGACTACCTTTATAATGACAAACACTCTCGCTATGAACTGCTTGCCGGACTGCTGGATACGGACGGATACCTGTCTCCAGACAAAACTTGTTTCGAGATAGTACAAAAACACAAGATATTCGCTGAGCGAATCTGCCAGTTGGTGTCCGGTCTTGGCATGAACACCAGCATGCGCGAAAAGGTGGTAAATGGTCAGTCTTATTGGCGAGTGCATATCAGCGGTGATACCCATCTGATCCCGACAAGGGTTCCACGAAAGACAGCGAAAAAGCGAAAAATCAACAAGCGGTTCAACGTGTTCGGTTTTAAGGTTGAGGAGATCGGTGAAGACCTTTACTACGGTTTCACTTTGGACGGAGACGGTCTGTGTCTTCTCAAGGACTGTATAGTCACCCATAACACACCCATTACTCTCACCACCATAGAGCATCGCATGCGCGCCGGTGTGGTCAAGAAGGTTCTGGTGTTCGGTCCACTGCGTGTCATCCATGCTGTATGGGAGCGTGAGGCGCGTAAGTGGTCGCACACCAAGGATCTGCGCTTCAGTATCATAGGCTGGCCGAACGAGGAGCGACGGCTGCGGGGACTCTTTGCTGACGCTGACATCTATCTGTGCAACTACGAGAACATGGGCTGGCTCTCAAACCAGTTGATGCACTATTATATCGACCAGGGGCAGCCGATTCCGTTTGACATGGTGGTCTATGACGAGGTGACGAAGTGTAAAAACTCAACGTCTCAGCGGATCAAGGGTGGCACCAGGATCACCAACAGAGGTAAACCGAACGAGAAGAAAAGCAAGATTGAAGGATGGCGCAAGATCATCCCGCATGTTAAATACACTACCGGTCTCACCGGTACGCCCAGCGCCAACGGCTATCTTGACCTGCACGGTCAGTACCTGGTGGTGGACGGCGGCGAACGTCTGGGTAAGTTCATCACTCACTACAAAGACACGTACTTCATCAAAGGCTGGGACGGCTGGACGTACACACCGAGTGAAGCAGGGAAGCAGTGCATCGAGACCCTGATTAGCGACATCACGATCCAGATGGACAACAGCCCCAACTTACCACCGCTCACCGTTAACGACATCATTGTGGATCTGCCGTCAAGCGTCATGGACAGATACAAAGAGGTTGAGCAGGACATGTATGCACGCCTTGATGACGGTACAGAGATCGAGGTATTCAATCGTGCCAGTGTGTCAAATAAATGCCTCCAGTTTGCCAACGGTGCCGCTTATACTGAGCCGGGGCAACCTGAGTGGGTGAAGGTGCATGACGAAAAACTTGAGGCGTTGGACAGCATCATAGAGGAGGCTCAAGGTAAGACGATCCTACTCGGCTACAGTTTTAAGTCTGACGCCGAGCGGATAATGAAGCGGTATAAGAAGCTCAATCCTGTCAATCTCACCAAGACGAAACCGCACGAGTTACTGAAAGTCATGGACGCGGGGAATCGTGGAGAGATTAAACTGATGATTGGCCACGCGGCCAGCCTCGGACATGGTGTTGACGGACTCAACGACTTCTGCAACATCATCGTGTGGTACGGTATGCCGTGGAGCCTGGAACTGTATGAACAGATGATCGGACGCATTGCCGCCGGGGAGCGGTTCAAGAACCCTGTCACCATGCACAGGATCATAGCAAAGGACACCATCGACCACGCAGTCGTGGACGCACTGGTTCGCAAAGACGGGGATCAGACAGGACTCAAGGCTGCGATTAACCGGTACAGACAAGGACTCACACCAACTGACGGATCAATCAACTTCATGTAGGAGGGTTTATGATACTCGAACTGGTAAGACTTGAAGAATCAGAACAAGGGACATTTGGAATACTGAAAATAGATAAGCAGGTGTTCTGCTGCACCCTGGAGCCGAGTGACAGGTTGAACGAGGTGAACCGTAGCAGTATACCAGCGCAACAGTACACCCTGAAGCCATACGACTCACCGACACATGGTGAGACGTGGATGGTGACAGGTGTGCCGGGGAGAAGCTATATTCTGTTCCATGCTGGCAACGTGGTCGAGCATACTGCAGGGTGCATCATCTTGGGTGAACACTTCGGCAAGCTGAGCGGTAACAGGGCTGTACTCAACTCAGGCAAGACGTTTGCTGACTTCCTGAAGGTGTTACATGGAGCAGACGATCACCACTTGACAGTACAGGAGCATTACTGATCTGCTACTTTACATGGCCATCTATCCCAAGCAGAGCACTGCACCGCTGATTTACACGGGCAAACTCCACAGCTCGAATATGGGCAATACGCCCAGCCTTCCCGTGGCAATGCTTGCAACTCTTCAAGCGACAGCCTCCGTATGCTTCTGAGATAGGACATATCATGGCCCCATCATCTTTGTCTTAATTCCAAGCAGCACAGCACCCACGAACATCGCCGCCAAGGTTGCTGTTGCTGCAAGGATGCTCTTCTCTGTGATCCTCTCAAGACGTTCCACAAAGTTATGCAGACTTTGCACCTTCTTCACTTTCTCTGGGTTATTTAAGTCAACACCATACAGCTTCTCCACCATCTTCTCAACAGCTCTATCCGCCGCATCCTCGGCATACAGACACCTGTCAGCGCGGTACTCTGAAAAACAGCTTTCTGGTGCATCATCGTTTCTTCGGTATGCTGTCACTCTAAACTCCTATCGCAACACTCAAGCAACTCAACCACCGCCCCATCAGTAAGCAGCCACCCTGCCCACGGAGCCGCCTCACCCTGCTCAATCTTGACCGTCTTTGCCTTGTCCAGCACGATCACGGACTTTTGTGAGCAGGCGGTCAATGCGAGCAGTGAGAGCATCAGCATTGCCGTCATTAACTTCTGTGCGTATCTCATCGCTGCGCTCCTTGGCTTTGTCGTCCTTGCGTCTCTGCCTCATCTCTGGCGACAGTAGCCACTTGACCACTGCCGCCAGGATTTTGATGATCGAGGACAGCATTACTTCTGCTTTTTCACCAACGACAGAACTTCAAGGACTTTGTAGACCTTTGCAAACCACTTGTCGTCTGTGGGAGTTGGGGTGAGCTTTACGATGATGGAGGCGATAGTTACAACGCCACCGATGATTGCGATTATTTCAGTTTGATGTGCTAGTATCCAGTTCATTTAATCCTCCTTTAATTAGTTTATCTTCTTACTCGATCTCATAGTAATAGGCTTCACCGGAGTTGCTAGAAGCACCGGTAGTAAGTACAAAACTTGCGCCAGCTGTGACAGAAGACGCAAGCGCCGGGTTTGCCAGGGCTGCTGAATTGATAGGATATATTTTTATCCTAGAAGGTATTGTTACATTGTTATTGTTTACAGTCGTAGTAGTGGATGCTGCGTTTGCTGTGACTGCTCCTTGTAAAGGGTCTGAACCTGTTTTGTTCTTAATCCGACTGTAGCTGGGCGAGGAAGTTTCTCTGATCGAATACATCTTATTAGTATATACCCTATTGCCTTCGATTATATTTCCAGATCCGCCAGCCAACCATATACCTGTTTCCTGTGTCCCACCAGCACCTAAGGTGTCATAACATCGGTTTCCTCTGATAAGCCAGCCTGTTACTATGTCCAATAGTATCCCGGAAGAATTCGCACTGGTTATTGCTCCGTTATTTGTGCAGATATTATCTATACAAATACCGTCTGTTGCTGCTGTACTAACGTATAAACCTGAATTAGCATTTCCGCTAAGGTTGTTCCTTGATATACTATGGCGCAAACCTTCATTGATAAGTATACCATGACCACCAGCGGAGTCTATTATAGTATTATCGGCTACCTTACACCCGTTAGATCCATTGAAAATGCGGACATTGTTGCGCACATTATCATAAGCCAAGTTCCCAATAAGACTCACATTATCAGAGTAACCTACAGTAAACCCCTCTAGTGTGTTTGAGTAACAAGTGTTACCTTGTATTAACGCTTCATCTGATCTGAAAGTAGACTCACCAACATTTATACCAGAACCGGTGTTAGAGTGGCTAATGTTGTTAATAATCTTACTACGTGAACCAGTGCCATTCAAACCTGTATAAGTCCCGCCGCTCCCATTGCTATAAGTATAATTCTTGGAGTATATACAGTCTGTGTTTCCTCCGCCGGAGATACCACTTCCTGAGTTAGAATAAGATTTATTGTTATTAAACACGCAATCTATGTTACCAAAAACTACAATACCTGTCCGGTCATTCGCGCTGGCTATATTACCAGTTATGCTTACGCCAACACAGTTTTCTACATAAATGCCCCCATGCTCTTCTGCGTTGATTGTACCTGTAACTGTACATTCTGAAATATTAGAGTCCCCAGTTACACCAATAAAGCTAATTCCTGAGAATCTATCAGCAACATTGTCAACTATTAGAGTGTCAGCATCTTTGTTTCCATCTACCCTTAATCCGTCAATAACAATGTCAGTGTTGCCACCAACTTGATCTGAGTTCGCTAGCAAATCAAAAGCACCACTACCGATTTTTCTGGTAAGAGAAGCCCCTTGTCCGAGGATGGTTTTACCTGAAGGAACTGTCAAAGTTGAAGCAATCGCATAGTTATATTCATCATTGACGAAGGACAGGACTGTGTGGTTTGTTATACATGATTGGATTGCGCCAGCATCATCAGTAGTCCCGTCCCCTTTTGCGCCAAACTGCCTTACATTAACAATACCGTCATGCTGCAACACGGCAACATTACCATTAGCCAGCGTATGATCTCCGTACCCGTCAGGGGTGCCACCATAATCAGCAGCAGTCTTGACAAGGTAATCAGCTTGCCCACCGTCTCCGGCTGTGTAGTAACCCTGTGTTGAGACTTTAACGCCTGCTGGGTAGGATTTGGCTGTCATGGTTGCAACTGAATCCTCTGCACCAAGCCCGCTAATCTCGTAAGTGTGAACACCATCCGGTGTACCTATTTGTTTAGCCTTAACATCACTCATTATGGTGTAACCTCCCCATCTGCTATAGTCCAAGAGGAACCTTCACCAACAGTCACCGACACACCGTCAGCGATAGTAATAGAAGGCCCAAAGCTCCATGCGTTTTTATTATCAGGTATCGTCACACTCGTCTCAATAACTTGATCGTGCCAGCTTATAGGGCTGAACGCCGATGCTTCAAGTGGCACTTCACCAGTCAACTGTGCTTGGATGTTTGCATCTGCTGCTGTGTAGCCGTTGTAAAGATTTACTATTTGAGACTGTAGACTATCATCCCCTGCGATCCTGGCAGCTATCTCAGCAAGCAACGCAGCCTGTTGGGCAAAGGTGATGGGGAACGTGGTCAGACCGTCACCGGCATCATTGAAGCGGATACCCTCAGTGGCTTTGATTTCGGGAATCTGGGTGTCGAAGTCCCCTTCTGCTCCGACAAACTCAGACACTTTGAATGCACGCATTGTGTCTTTGACAAGCTGTTGGATCAGCAGTGTGAGCTTGTCGAATGAGTCCTCATGCACGTCAGGGAAGAAGCCACCCTGGGAGTTAAAAGCCGTCTCCTGTGTCGGGTCGATGTTGCAGACAAAGAACCACTGCACCCCGTCAGGCAAGTTACCCGCGAGACGTGTCACAGTGCCGCCTGTCTCACCGACATCGACAGAGTAGTCAACATTGAGGACGAGCTGTTCTTCACTCCCGTCCAGGTTCTTCTGCAGCACCTTGATCTCTGACGCCTCCTGTATCGGGAAGTCGTAGTCATAGGTGTCTTGCAGTCCGTTTCCGGTGTAAGCACCGGCTGTGATGTTATACGCTGGTACAGTCATCTAATCCTCCCATTCAGGACCGTAAAGAAGCTCACGCAGGGTGAGGTCTTCACCTTCCTCCATGACCTGATACAAGTGCTCCGCTGTCCCCATTGCCTGATTGGTACCGGGGATGTGCAGCACGGCGCCCGTGAACTTGATTGCGTTCTTCGTTTTATACCATGTCAGGTTCTCGTAATCCGTAACCCCTTCAACACCGTCAAGCCCTTTGCTTACAATACCACTTATAGGGGACATCTGATACTTAAAATCTCCGATCACATGCGACGCAACGTCACGCGCAATCGGTACGGTCATGAGCGGATACAGAGCCAAGTCTCTCACATAGTCCTGCATCCACTCTTCATCGTCCTCGTCCGGCAAGCCGTCACGCATCAGACTCTCAAGCAGCACAGGGAGCATGAACATGAACATCACCCTTGCCGCTGTGTCTGTCGGTGTGTGGTAGCCCTCTGAAGCACCTTTCACCAGATCCCGCTGCATGTTCCACAGGGAACTAAAGAAGGTCATGAACATGGTGAACAGTTGATCCGTCTCACCCTTCTTCCGGTACAGTGCCGCCGCGTCCTTGACCATACCTGAACCTTGAATGTTCTCCACTGACCAATCAGCCACGTTGACCGCGTGTTTATCGACAGCCGCCTCGTACTCAGCGTATGAGGCGTAGTTGTCCGGGTCGATGTCACTCTGCTCCTTGGCTTTGGTGTAAGCACCGAACCAGGTCGGCAAGTCTACGGTGTAGGTCTGCACCAGGGCGATATGCTTCATTGACGTCTCCTGCAGCGTAGCAAGGCGTCCGGGTTTCTTCTTCAGACTCTTCAGAGCTGTGTATATCTCCCTGTCCATAGTCTCCATGCGGTTACGCATGACGGAAGATTTCTCTTTGGAAAACTCGTAAGCCTCACTCATCTTACGTGGTGATCCGATCACCTGTCGCAGAGCTTTGTTCATGTACTTGCTGCCAATCTCAGCGTAGCTGTTGCTCAGACCGAGCATCTGCACCAGACCTGTTGACGCCTTGAAGCCCATGATGGTGTACGTGGCGCCCATGCGTAAGTGTGACATTATGCGCGGGATGAACGTCTTGGTGCCAGTGCTACGCCCGTCGTTCACCACGTCCTCAAGCCACGGGCGCAGCTGACGGGTCTCATCTCTACCAAGCACGGCAGTGATGGCGTTCTTGACACGCTGGTCGTTCGTGATCTTGTGGACCTGACGCACGGCTTCGTAGTGGGTGATATACTTCACCACCTCTTGAATGTGGTTGGGTATCACGTCCAGACTGAAGCGAACCGGCGCGTGGTATTGAGTACGCTCGTGCTTGGCTCCGGTTTGCGCCGTGGGAGCAAAGCTGCCCTGCTCAGTGAACATCAGATCAATCCCTGCCTGCTGCCGCTCCTCATTCATTGCAGCCCTGTTGTCACGGTTTGGGTCGTACTTCATCGGGTAGTACCCGCCCTTGATGACACCGAACGGAGTGGCTACATCTATGCCGTCTATCTTGGGCAACGTGAGACCACTGGTGCGCTTATGCACCTCAGCCATCGGCTCGAAGAGTTTATCAATCTGACGCCACACCAGCTCCACAAGATCCCAATCTGATTTCGTCATGTGAGACAGGATAGCCTGCAGCTCGGGAGAGTTTTCAGCACTGATCTGCTCGGTCGGTGTGTCCGCAGGTATCCAGCCTTCACCCTTAAGCATTTTCTCAAGGTTGGACTGTGTGCCAACGTTCAACGCAACAGAGAGGATCTGACTACCAAGCAACGTGTCGTCGATCTCAGGAATGTATATCTTCTTGTTGTGCCGCTTCACTTCTTCCGCGCTTCGGTTCTTGATGGCATCCATGATCGGCTTCCCGACCTCTTTGGTGAGTGCTATCTCCTCCCAGGCTGCATCGCTTATCGGCTGCATGATGATCTGGTGCATGAAGCCCGCACGTTTGCCACCATCGAGCCAACTCATCATGAACGGGATCTTTGTCTGGTCAGCGAGGAAACTTCTTACCGGCGTACGTTCCTCAACGGTTGAACGTGTTGTCTTGAACTTCTGAGGACGCTTACCGACGTGCTCCTGTATCTGCTGAACCAGCTCCTCAAACTCAATCTTCTCACCCTGACGATCCAGTTTGTTGATGAACCGTGCGACATGGTTGAGGTTACGCAGTGACTCATACACGCCCAGCAGGTCGTTGTACGGAATCTGCTTGTAGTGCTGACGCATCTTCTCGTCCAACACAAACTCAGTAAGCTGGATGTTGGCACCGTTACGCATTTGCTCCTCTGCCCATGAGCGGATGTCAGCACGTTCCTGTTCAACAGCTTTCATTGACTCCTTGAAAGCAAAGCGACTCAGGATGCCGTCAATCTGCTGCATGTAGCTCTCACCACCCTTGGTGATCTCCTTACGGGTGGTCTTCTTGCTGAACCTCTTGGTGTAGCGCACAATCACGTCAGCCTTGCGCCGTGCCTCCTGTGCCTCACGGTAGAGGTAGAAGTTCATCGCCTGCTTCTGCTTTTGCACCAGGGCTGCCTGCTTGTCATTGTTGAGCACAGCCTCCCGTGCTGCCACCGCTGCCTTGACTTCTGCTTTACGGTAACGGTTCGGACGAATCTTGCTCAGAGGCATCTTGCCGATGTTCTCTTTTGCGAGTTGCTTCAGGGCTGCCTTGTCGCTGGTGTCGCGGTTGAAGCTACGACCCAGCGCCTTCAGTTCAGCAAGAATCATCTCACCACGCTTCTCGTTACGCACAGCGTCCAGTGCTTCAGCCTGCAAGGTGCCGTCGTTGAGAATGTCACCGTGCTCAGCTTTCATCTCAGCCTCAGCACGACGGTCGGCTTCCTTCTTGATCGGTGTCGTCTCAGCGAGCTCCTTGAGCATCTTATCGCCGGACTCGTACTCAAGCACCGCAGCAACATCATCAGGAGACATGCCTGAGCCATCCCTGATTGTCATGCCGCGCAACCAGGGAGCCTCTTTGTTGATGTTGGTGATCCCGAGATGTTCCTTCACAGCGTCAGTGTCGAACTTGACCCGACCTTTGCGCTTAGTCAGCACGTTCGCTGCTTTGTAAACCTTCTGCTCACTCAGCTTGTCCTCGATCTCAGCAGCGCGGGTAGCCTTCTCATCCTTCCACCAGTCCTCTGTCTGACGTGTAAGTTCTTTGAGCAGTTTGGAGTACAGACTCTCTTTGGCACGCTCTGTCGGGTTCTCCATGCGCTCCTGATACTCTGCGAACTGCTCCTCAGTCATCCCCGCCATCGCCGCGTCCGTGAATAACGGTTGATACCGCTCCACGGCTTCAACCTCAGCGATCTGATCCTCGGTGGCGAGCATCCGGTCGAACATCTGACGTGCTGTCTGGTTCAGGCTGACCTCCGGGTCGTACCGCAGACGCCGCCACAAGGCAGTGAGCCACCGCTTGAACGCCCTGAAGGCTTCACGCAGTTGCAGACTCGGTGCTCTGCCTTCAGCAAGATACTTCTCAAAACCCCGGGCGAACTGCTCATGGGTTGCTCTGAAGATCGCTGAATCCACCTCGTTGCGCCCTGTTGTTCCTTCTGACAGGAAGGCACGCACCATATCCTCAGTGATGGTGTCGCTCTCGTTCAGTTGCTCAGTGGTGTCTTGAAAAAGCGCCTTATTTTCGTCGAAGGTCGTGAGGTCAAGGATCTCTGACGTGCCGCCTTCAACTACAGTCACCACCCCGTCGTACCCTGCTTCCATGACAGCAAGGCTCAACTCTTTACCACGCTTCCCTTCAAACAGGTTGCTGAGGTCTCTTTTCCATTGAGCACCGTCGAGCACCAGAGGGTTGTTAAACGCTATTTGACCGCTGATCCATCCGCTAGGTAGTGTCTCAGGGATCTGTTGCGTCTCCAGAACGTAGCGCCCGGACGGCTCGTACCAGCGGTCGTAAGGTGAGTCAGGTTCAGGCACACCAAGGATGCTGGTAGCTGACTCTGTGTTGTGCAGGAAGTCAAAGGTAACAGGTTGCCCGGTCTTGAACTTCTCAGTCTCAGCAAGTGGTAGATTGCGCTCAAGATTATCCCGCTGGTTGAGCTGCACATTCTGCATGTCGCCGAGATAACGATTCGCCTCTTTGGCAATGTCAGCCGTGTTCTCACCGAACCAACCATTGACGGTATCCATCATTTCAGGGTTGGCGCGTCGGGTAGCTTCGAGGAAATAGTGACCCAACTCATGCAGGAACGTGGACTCGTCGGATGCTTCAGTGAGTCGGATGAAGTTGCGATCCGGACTAAAGTAGCCCTTGACGTTGCCGCGACGGTTAAACATCAGATTACTGAAGCCCTGAACCTTCTTCATGCGGTCCTGTGCATTACCTGGTTCGTAGTAGCGAACGGTCATGCCTGCGCCGCGCAAGATGTCAACAGCCTCCTTGTCTGTGCCTTTAGGAACCACCGCCCCTGTGAACTCAGACAAGTCCATGGCGCGAGCGACCTTAGACTCGAAGTAGCTGGTGGGCATGTCTTTAAGTGTTTCGATGAACTCATACGCAATGGTGCGTGCTTCAGCGTCCATCTCAAACGCTTCGTTGAGTCCGCGAGCGCCTTCAGCCAGTGCCCGGGTTGCGTCGTCTATGTAACTGAAACCCTCAGCGTCGAAACGATAATAAGGCTTCAATGCTTCAAGAGTATCTGTAAGCGCCTCATTGGATGACTCTTTAAGCTCAATAAAGTCAGCACCGGAGATAATCTTATCACGCAACTTTTGCACTGCTTTGGTGTTTTTGAGTTTCTTCGCGTGTGCTGCTCGGATATTCCCGGCACCGTAGTTGAAATTCTCACTGTTCTGGATCTTACGGGTCATCTCCTTGACCACGTTCTCCAGCGTGTACGGTGCGTACCGACGATCACCAGCAGGGGTGAAGCCTTTAAATATCCGCTTACGTCCTGTAAGACGTTTCTCAAGGTCTTTGACAAACTGAGCATATTGCTTTCGGTGCTTCTTGGTGCTCAGTATGTTGTCCATCTTCCGGTAAGTGGCGCGAATGTCCACGCCGCCGCGCCCGATGATGCTACGTGCTTCACGGGATTTCTGGTCTGCGTAAGCAAGGAAAGGCTTGCCGGACTCATCGAAATTCTCAGCTACAAGCTCAGCTTTCATCCCCTCGGCTTCAAGCATACTGTCGATACGCTGTGCCTCTTCGAGCAGTATCTTGTGGAAGCGTGGGTCATCACCCAGCATTGCGCCAGCGTCTTCCAGCTTGGAAACCTTCTTCACCCAGGCGGGCGTCTTTTCCTTCGCGGGAGCAGGTACGCGTCCGATAGACTGAAGATAGAGATGCTGGACGCCACGGCTGCCGTGGAGAGCGCGATACGGATCAGGGCCTTCAACCTCATGTCCACGAGGAACGTCACTGATCCATTCAGGAAGTGTACTCAACTCGTTCTTCTGAAAACTCTTCCACTGCTTTGAGTCAACCTCTGTGTCAGCTCTTGGATGACGCGTGGTGTAAATGTCAGCGTCGCAGGTGTGAGCCTTGGGGTCATTGAGGATGTCAGGATCAGCTACCAGGGTGATCTCACCAAAGCTGTCAAAGTCAGCGCGGTCTGTGCGGATAACAGCCAACGACGGTGCAGCCAAACCACCGAGTTCGTCAACGTGCATCAGGTTTTCCGCACTCAGGTTATGCACTACGGCGAGATTCTGCTGCTGACCCTCCTGAAACAGTGGTAGCCCTTCAGACACGGACTCGCGCATCTTCTCAGTGACCGGCAGGGAGAGCTGCTTGCTCCCGCCCATCTCGATCACCTCCAGACGTGCTTTGTACTTCTTGCCAAACTTCTTCATCCAGTTCGGTACAGCCTGGTCGTACAACTCCCGTGCCCACTTGGCTTCGATCTTGAGGTCGTCGCCTTTGAGATGCTTGTCACCGTCAACTTCAGTGCCTTCGCCGTTTGTCATTCGCTCAGCTATGTCTTTACCGACAATATCACTGATCTCGTTAGGCGTTGCAGCCTCGGCGCCATGCACCTCGGCGTCGTTTGTTCCGATGACAGAGTAAGAGAATGTGCCGTCTCCGTTGTCGCTGTACTCAATGCGCTTGACCTTCTTATCCAGCGAGTACCGCTCGGCTGTCTGCTCACCCGTCACCCAGGCTACACGGTCGTACCCCTGATCCACCGCCATCTTCATGACGCGCTTCAGGGCGAGGTTCTGCCACTCGGAGTCCTGGACGAAAGGTGCTGCCGGGGCTGCTTTTTGACGTACACCGGTAGTCACTTCACGTTCAACAGGGACGACAGTGAGCGGTTCGTCAAAGTTGTCACGTATGCGTTCGACCCGCTGGATAGCTTCTTCCTCTGTATCAAAAAAGATATTTGGATCGCTGTCACCTATCTTCACACCAAACTGCTTCTGGGTTTCCCCTTGCTCACCTTCAAAACCTTTTTTACGTCCCTCAAGGCTCCAATCGCTCTGGATCTCCTCGATGAAGAGCACTTGCTCACCGTTCACGTTGCGATCATTGAGGCGCAGATGAGCGAGGACGTTAGGCTCGTCCCAGTGGGAGGACTTGAAGGTGTCTTGTCGCCCAGCCGCACCGCTGGTTTTACGCGCCGCGCCTGTTCCTTTCTCAAGCTCCGCGATTCTTTTACGCAGTTCGCGGGTTTTCAGTGCGAACGGTGTCGGGTCTTCGGTGTCTGGATTATAGAAATCTGTCGCAGGGTCGTAACTGTTCTCTAGCTCACGAAGTTCATTTCGCAACCGTTGCAACTCTTTATCGTCAAACTGCTCCGCAGGCAACGTCAGCAGTACCTCACGGTAGTTCTCGCCGCCGGGGATGGTGTACTCTTCGTATTTGGTGTCATCATCTTCCACACCTTGTTGAACTTCCTGCTCAAGAACATCTAACTCTGCTTGCTGATCTTCGGTTATGGTGCCTTCATTTTCAAGGTCGACTAACTCTTCCATTCGAGCAGCACGTTCTTCAAAACTGAGACCGTCCTTGCCCAAGACCACCTCTTCAACCTGCACGCCACCCTGCTCAAGGTAATCAACTACCTCTTGCTTGCTGACCTTACCTTCTTGCGCGTCCAGCCACTCCTGCAGACCGGTCCACTCAATCTCCTCTTGCTTGACTCCAGGCTGCTTCTTGATGGCGTTGAGCCAGCTCTTAGCAGGCAGCACGTCCTGCTTGACGGCTGAGGCTCCTTGAGCCAGTGCTGAGAAGTACCAGGGCTGCTGAGGAGCTTCTTGCTGTAATGTTGTTTCCGCTGCGTCAGTAAACTGATCACCAAACGCTAGTACAGGCACCTCGTCAATTCCCAGCTCCATAGCGGCAACAGCTCGATGACGACCGTCTTCTTTGCCGTCCTCGTAGATTGCCAACGGGTCAAGCTGACGACCTGACTGGATATGATTCTTCAGGTCGTCGATGTTGTCACGGGATGCTTCGTCAATGTCCAGCGGTCTCACTGACTCAAGATACTGTTGTGGTGACATGGTGATCGCCCGAGCACCGCGCTCCCGAAAGTCAGCGTTGCTGTACCACAAATCACGCGGGGCTGTGGGGTAGGTTAGCGTTTCCGGTGAGAAGGTCTCCCCCTGATCCAAGATGATGTCCATCCTCTCAGCGCGGCGCTGCAGGTCAGCCTGACGCTCAGCATACGGCCCCTCTGTCGACAAGACGCCCATCTGCTCGTATGCCTGCTGGACGGTGATGCCTTTATTCATTGCCAGTGTGGTTGCGTAGGCAGGCACCAACTCAGCAGATAGGCGTGCCACATCTTTACTCATGCGCCCGGTACGCTGAAGCTGTGCGTCAATGTCCTGGTAGATGCGCTGAGACTCCTCGTACATGTCGACGTTCTCGTTCGCCTTGGCTGTCAGGCTCTCGATGTACCGGTCACGTTGCTCCACGGCTGCTTTGACTTCTGCCATGGAGTAACTGTTCTCATCCATGTGCATGTGGTCACGTAGCGCGTCGTAATGCTCACTGTTGCTCAGCTTGGTGACGAAGTCTGACACGCTCATGGAGACGCTGGTGCCGTTGGACAGTGCTTCGTCCAGTTGACCTGAGAGACCCTGAAGAGCGGGATCACTCTCAGCGTCAATCTGATTCTCTTTGATGTAGTTGTCCAGTGCTTCAGGGGTGATGTAGACCTGAGCATCCTCGGGCACAGCCTGCTCTAAAAACTCGCTGACGACATCTCCGCGCCCGTCCTGCAGGGCTTTACTGTTCTTGGCTATGTCAGCCAGCTCATCCAGCTTACGCTGCTCACCGGCTGTCTGCGTCTCTGCACCGACGCCCTCAGCGATCACTGACGTGACAGTACCGACGCCGCCGAACACCATGGCAGCACGACGACCCTCGTTCGCGGCGTGTGCTGACCTGAGCAGTGTGTCCTTGCTCAGTCCCACGTCCACCACGGTGTGAATGTCGCTGTCCTTGAATGACCCGTCGTCAGATGCTTTGGCTATCTCGTTGAAGATGCTTTGTGCGTAGTCCTGTGTGAACTCGGTAGCAGACTCAGCGCCGACGTATGTTAGATACTTGCGACTCAGATCCATGAGATTCGAGCGCAGAGTCTTATCCTTCATGACCGTCTTGATTCTCTGCTTTAGTGCTTGTTTTCCCACCTTGCTTGCACCGCTGAAGGTACTCCCGAGAGCCTTGAGAGATAAACCCTCAAGCCCGGCAGCTACGACGCCGTAAGTAACAGCCATGGACGCGGCAACGTCTTCATCGAGAGTGTTACCCTCTGCGTCTGTTTCATTGAGAAATTCGTTATAAGCAAGACCGGCTTCAAGGTCGAACATCTGCTTGACCGCGCTCGCCTTGGCTAACGGTGCGCCGACGGCAAGTCCTCTGGTGAGACCCATGGCAGCACCACCGGCTACGCCGACAGGTGCGCCTATGCCCGTGGGGGAGGTGAGCACGCCACCCATGGCTGCACCAGTACCAACGGAAACAGGGAGCACGGTGTTGTATGCTTCAGCACCGGCGTTGATGATGGGCAGCAAAGACCCGCTCAACTGCTCAGCAGCGGAACCAAGCGTCACCATAAACTCGTTTCTCTGCTCAGTGTACTCCTCTGACCTCAGTTGTTGAGTCAGATATTCGATACGCTTGTTTTCTTCTTCGGTGAGAGGTTCACCAGGGATAAACCGGTTCATCAATTTACGGGATGACAGCTCGGAAAGTTCCGATTGAACCTGACCTTTCTCATACCGACCACCCAGATACTCAAGTCCACCACTGATGCTCTGTTCCAACTTCTTCAGGGTTGACACATCGTCATGGATGCGTGCGGCATTGTCGTGGTCGTTCAGGAACACACGGGCGACAGGGAAGTCTTTGCCTTTGAACACTTCGTCGACTTCAGGCATTGCGTCACGTTCACGCTTCGCCTGCTCGAATACTTCACGGCTGCTCTCCACCGTGGGTGCCGCTGCCTTGAACTCACGCGCAATCTTGACAGTCTCAGCGTATCTGGCCGGGTCTTGCTTCAAGGCTTCCTTGAACTTGACACCGGACAACGCATCACGCTCCTGGTTGAAGCGTGTTATGGATGATGACATCGGGTTGGGCTTCTGCTCCGCATCCATGGTGGAGGTCTGCATGGGCTCGGTCTCAGGTACGAGACCGTCCTGACGCTCTTTTCTGAACTTGTCGAGAGAGCTTGTGAAATCAGCCATTTAATTCATCCCTGTATTCAAAAAATTCCATATCTGTTCCGGGTCGTTGTTGCCATCTTCAGCCAGCACCCGGTACAGTTGCATCATCTCCTCAACGGTGTAGTCGGGTCCGATCTCAGCTTGTGCGAGTGCGGAGAGTGCTGTCCTGGTCTCGGTGTCCATGTCTGAAATAGTCATCTCTTCCGAGCCTAAACCAAACCACTTCTGACCTTTGACTATCTCCTTGCTGCTGAAGTCGTTGAGTATTTCGTCAAACCTTTGCGGAGTAACCTCTTTACCGGTCTGCTCTTCTTCAAGCTGCACGCGTCGGTTGAGTTCAGTGCTGAACCAGTTGCTAAACTTCCGATCTGACTCTTTGTCAGGGTCGGGTTTGCCACCCAGGAGCTCTGTCAGCTTTTCTTTGGTGCGGGTGCTACGGGTAACAGCCATGGTGTAGTCCATGTCACCGCCTCCACCACGGGAAGCGCCTGAAACGGCTTTACGTGCTGCCTGTACATGGCGCTCCAGCTTGCCGCGCTCTGTCTTGTTCAAGTAATTGAAATGTTCATACGGTTTAACCTGAGCCAGCTCCTCTGTCGGCATGCTGATGAGGTCATGCCAGCGTACCCAATCGGTCGGTGTGCTGGCTCCGCGGTTAACTTCCATCTCCACACGCTGTAAATAATCAACACCCTTGGCACCGATCAGCTTGCGCTCGCTCGGAGTGAGGTCGTTGACCGTCTTCTGCCCTGCTTCGATCTCAGCTGCGCGTTCGTTGGTGATGTTCTCGGCCTGCTCAGCCGTGGCGCGTTTAGCGAGTGAGTGGTAATTGGTAATCTTACGCAGCACGTCATCCCGGTACAACTCAGGCACCTTGTTCACGTCCTCAAGCATGCCCTCAAGCGAGCGGTCAGGTGAGAATATCTCAGCAGTGTATCTTTGCACCTTGATCTTGGACTCAAGCGCCTGGATGTTCTCAGTCACCACCTCAGCCTGATCACCGACAAGACTGTCTCCGTGCTTCTCGTACAGCGCCATTGCACCCTCAAGGTCATCCCGGGCAACGGCACCCTCGATGGCATTCTTGGTGAATGACGAGTCGTACAAGGATATGGCTCGGTTTATCTCATCCTTACCTGCACCCTGGCGCTGCATCTTCTCGTACACCGCCATGCGACCCTTAGTCATCTCATCGCGCAACTCTTCAGGCTGATTGTAGTAAGCACCGGCGTTGTTGACGGACGTGTCAGCCTCAGCTTCAAGGTTCCCCACCTCCCAGACTTCCTGCTGTTTCGCATTGTGCCGCAGCATGGACTGACGGTCTCTGACTACCACGTTGTTTGCAGCACGTTGAAACATCTGCTGTGCTCCGGGTGAGAGGTTTTCACCGTACTTTGACATCGTTTCGTCAAGGCGTTTGTTGTAACCCTCGAAGCTCTCTACAGCGTTGCGTCCAGATTGATTATAGTAACCCTCCTGACCGAACAGGATGTCAACCTTCTCCCGGTTAAAGGCGTTGAGCGCATCCTCAGCCTCAGCCTTCATCTTGCGTTCATCGAGTGCTTGGAACTCCTGCGCCGCTGATCCTATTCCGGAAGCGAGAGACTGCATCCCTGAGCTGATGTCAACGTTACGCGCCTTCGGTTGTGGCGTGACTTGTCGCTGCACCGACGGGGTTGAGGATACTCTTGGTATAATTGGCATGCTTACCTCCCGAGAGATCCGTAATCTACGTTAAGTGAATACTTCTTCGGAGTGCTTGAGTACCACTGAGGAGCAACAGTTCCACCAGTGTCAGCAAAGTTACTCATGCCACCAGCCATGCTCCCGGCTGTGCCGATCAGCGTCCCCGCAACCTTCATACTACCAGACTGCTGAGCCGCGTCGCCTGCTGACCGTGTGAGTGCGCCCTCCTGCATGAAGGCGTTGTAGCGGTCATCCCCGGCCTCATTGATGCGCTGGGCATTGACTCTGCCCATCATCTCAGTGTCTTCCTGGATGCCTAGTGCAGAGCCATAATCAACCTGCACACCACGGGATGCCGCGATTGCACGCTGACGTGAGCGCAGCTCCATAGCCTTCTGACGCTCTTCGCTCATGGCTTCGGTAGCCCTGGCGCGTTCGTCCTTGGCTCGGTTCTCCGAGACTCGTGCGTTATACTCGCTGACACCTTTTTCGTATTGCGCCTGATCGTATTGTGCCTTGGCGCTCAGCGCACCGCTGACAGCCAGAGCGCCGTAATATACAGCAGGATGACACATATCTCACCTCTTCATGCTGAAGTGGATGAATCGCTCACCGGAAGGAAAGCGTATCGGTTCATCCATCTTGAAACCCAGTCGTTTTAACCAGCGTACACTCACTCTGTTCTTCATGTGTACATAGTTCTCCAGATACTCGTAATCTTCTAGCATCAATTCTACTATTTTTGGGGCATACTTGGCAAACCCTCGTTTGTGTTTTAACGCCTCATCGCACCCGAGCAACCACGGTATCCCGACGCCTGTGAGCAGAGACCGCTGGACCGTGCCGAATATCACCAACGGTACACCTTCTGGTGACGCTACGGTGACAGGATCGTCTGACATTTCGACAGACTTACACAGCGCGCTCATCGGTGAGTCACCGGCTGCTGCGTACACCTCAGCCACGTCAGCTTGTCGCATGTTCTCAGCCACATAACAGACGTCACTCATGGTTGTCTCTCTGAACAGTAAATCAGCCACCGAGCACAAACTCCGGAGTAATTGCGAGAATTGTCATCGGCAACGGGTCACGCTGCTGAATCACTACTCGACCGTTGTCATTCCAGTCTGCACCAATGGTTACACGTTGCTCAAACGTCTTCAGGCTCATGGTGTCGTATCCGTCAGAGTCGAATCGAGGTTTGATCTCGACCATGTTGTCTCTTGTCGGACCTACCCAGCCACCACGGGAGTTGAGCACCTGTATCGCAACCTCAGAGACGTTCTTCTTTCTACCCAGGGTAGCCTCTGCGTTGGTGTCGATACCCAGAGTCTCGATCTCTGAGAGGTATTCCAAACCCACATGCACCACGCTGGCGACACGTGGGAGGGCGATCTGTCCACCGGAGACTGTGATGTTCGGTACACGGTAGCCGTCAGCTAACACGACCACGTCCTCGCCCTCAAGATGGTCAAGCCCTGAGATGGTTGTTGCAGGATCACCGCGATACGTCAGACCGGAGTCAACGAAGAACGACTCAACAGCGTCAGAGTTTTCACGCTCATCAAGTCTCTCTACGTAGCGCACCTGCTGACCGTTTATCTCGCGTCTTACCACAAAGTATACGGCGTCTCTGCTTCCTTCTTTGATTGATGCGACGGACTCGAAAACACCGTCTGTTTCGTGTCGATGCCATGCCCACACCTTGTGTTCTTTTTGATAGGTTAAGCCGAGCAGGATACCGTCATCCCGGACACACCAGAGGACGCCGCATGGCTCTTCAGCGTAAATCATGTCCACGATCTCGTGACCCTCGAACAGATGCTCAGCCATGATGCTCAGATCGTTGCCGATGTATCTGGCGTCGTCTATGGCGTAACTCAGATCCCTGATTCTGTTGCCCTTCTCCTGCACGAAGAGTACGGAGTCGCTGACTACAGCAGGTCTCACGTCACTTGCGCCGATGTAAGACTGAGGCTTTGCACCGATGGTGCTGGGAGTCAAGACGTAGTTCTCACCCTCAGTCACTTTGTGCATTGCACCAGAGGTAAGGAGCATCAGGTCATCTACAGCAATGATGTGACGGATCTCGTTGATTTGTCGCGCTGCAATCGTGAATGTGATGGCGTCATCGTCACGCGCCGGACGTGAGAAGCGCATGGAGTTGTAAACGCCAGTCTGCGTGCAGTAGAGTGTCTGCGGATTGGAGTCAGTGTTGCCGAACAGCTTGCGCTGCTGGTAATACGCCACTGTTCCAGGGTAACCGTCCTCAGTAGAGAGAAAAGGATTGTTCTCTTCTGGAGGAGTCACGCTGGTGTCAGGCGCTATGTTGTAATCAACGTAGACGTTTGTGTTTGCCTCACCTATGAAGCCGTACACACCTGAACCGTTGCTGGGGTCCTTGTAGATGGTGTAATAATCAGCGTCAGCGACTTCATTCCACTCCAGACGCACGCCAGCAGTCACCGAGAGGGATGGTGTAGTCACGTTTACCTCTATCGACGGAAACGACTCAACACCGTCAACGGTCGCAGTGACCACGTAACGGTAATTCTTGTCAAAGTCTCCGGCACCGTCACCCACAACAGTGATACCGTTGAGCGTAAATGCCTCACCACCGGATGAATACTCGTCGGTGTTATTGTAAGCAATGCTGAAACTGGTTGAGTCGATCAGGGTGATAACGTGAGACGTGCCGTTAAGCGGATGATCGTAGTAGAAGTAAACCCCCGGGTCAGTTTCCACCTGAGCCGTGATGTTGTCAAACGACACATACGTGCCGTCAGAGAACCCGTGCGCTGTCGCTGTGGTGATTACAGCAGGATCGGCAACAGTGATGCCGGAAATGTTAGCAGACAAAGCAGAGGCAAAGCTGGGTACATCCACATCTGACGCAAAGCTGACCGTATCCAGTGACCACGCGTCATGGTCGGTCCTGCTCAAGTCACGAGGCTGGTAATCACGGTGACAGATAGTCATGACGTCTGCTGACTGGGTGAACTTCAGCATGGTCAAATCGTCTTCATGATACGGTGTCACGATCTCATAGATTAAACCCGTACCTGAGTCCACCACATAACCACCATCCTTGATTACACGGATGCAGTTGTGACTGAACTCAAGTATGTAGGTCTGTTGTGTATTAAACTCGAACGGGATCAGACGTGTCTTGCTTGTAGAGTCCTTTACCTCACCGATGAAACGCAAACCGGGGCGATTGACTATGCCGCCCTGCGCCCGGACTATGAAGTTCCGACAAGCAGCAAGCCCTGTTGTGTACCGCTGCAGGTCTGCTCTGTAATGTAGTCCCGGATCAAGCTCACCGGAGACAAAACTTCTGCTTGCCATCTTCATAATCTATTTCCTCACGTCAATAAGTCTTGAGTACCTGGGTGCCGGTCTCCTGCTTTCGTTCATGTTGGACGCCACGGCAGACGAGATGGTCATTTTGTACAGCTCCAGCTCATCCCCGCGCATGGTCCGCCCGATGTCCCCACCCATGACAGGCACAGCGATCATGCTTGCCAGATAATGTGTCAATGCTTTGACGAACTGCGGGTCAAAAAGCGTCGGGTCTTTGACGTTCTTGGTGTAAATAGCGTAAGCATCCTGCTGATCCGTGACTATCATCTTACCGTCGCCACCGGATACAATCTCGAATTTCATCTCTGTGTCAGGGATCACATAGTCTTCACGATAATGCTCGTTGTAAAACTCAGCAGGGTTCTTCAGACCGTAGTCCGCTATCACGCTTTGAACTCTCAGGCAGTCAATGGGGTACTGGTACGCATACAACCACTCCTGCGGCTCCACGGTCATGAGCTGCAGGGCTGCACTCTTCTTTGCGAAGTTCCACGGGGTGTCCTGTAAAATGAACTGGCGAGCAATGTCGTAATGTAGCTTACACTGCTGCGCCTCAATACTTGCCTCCGTGAGCGAGTTTATGCTCTTAGCACGAATCGACGCTAAAGCCATGTTGCAGATTTCGACAATACTCGCCATGTTTCAGCTCCTTAAAGGGTTTCCACCCCACCATCGTCGCCCATGAAGTCTTCGACCTTTTCCTTCGGCTTCGTGGTCTTTTTGCGCTGCTGCGCCGGGGTACTCTTTATCTCCTCAAGCCACGAGGGTACAGGCTTCAGGGGTTTAGAGGTTACAACAGGATCATGCTTGCCGCCTGGCTCACGAAGCACGCCCCCGAAGAAACCTTTTTCTTTGACTTTATAGCTTGGCATTGGATCGCTCCTTATTTGAAAAAGGGGAGGTGTTACCCTCCCCTCATCGGTTTAAGTTACGCCCCTGTGACGTTGGTCTGATTACCCATGGTAATGCCTGCAGTAATCTTGCCTGCGGTGGCGGCGGTGCCGGTTACAGTGTAGCGCACGCCGAGATACCGCCCAGTGAGACCGTTGGGGAGGCACTGAATGGCTACCTGCTGCCCGACAGTCAGGTCAGCAAGGACAATGGTCTGCTCTGCCAACTTGGTGCCGTCAGACAGGTCAGAAGCGTCACCGGTCTCGATGGACACGGTGAGGCTGGTCAGAGTGGCGAAGTCCTCAGTCACCTGCACGAGAACAGGGATCGGGTTGCCTTTACCCACGTCACCGTGAAGAGCGGCTGCGGCGTCATACGGAGTGCCACTGTCGCCCAGGTCGATTACGTTCTCAGAGAGTGCTGTCGCGGTGATCGCCTGATCATCCGAGAACAACTGATTAGCTGAAAAGATCATGATGTTACTCCTTTATCAAAGATGATTATGATACCAGTTCTTCAGTGTTGATCAGTGCGTCAGTCTCACGGATGGGGATACCACGATAAGTCATTACTTCCTTACCCTGGATCTCCATCGGCTTCAGACGAATGAAGCTGTCAGATGCGCCCGCGTTGGTGCCGAGAGCGTCCAATGCTTCGAGGACGTCACGGTTGCAGTAGATGGCAACATTGCCGCCAGCTACACGACGATTCTGCAGCTTGTAGTACGCTTTACGCATGAAATCGTACAGGGCAACAGATCCGGCAGCCATGTCACTCACGTCGATATTGCAGATGCGGGACACATAGCGCCAGTCTTTAACAGCGAGACCGAGGTGCCAAGAGAACATTTCCTCTTCAACATAATACGGGTTGCCGCTGTCGTCGGCTACACGCTGCTCGCCTTTGTCCTCACGCTTCACGCCAGCCTGGGTGCCTTTGGGATAGAGCAGGTGACACTGATTGTCACCCCAGGTCACAAACCAGATTGAGGTGTTATCGCTACCAATACCACCAGCCTTGATGATCTGACCACCGTTGGGGGCAGACGTGTCATTGAAGCGAGGAGTCAGACCCATGAACTGCTCGGGATCTGACGCACTGTTGCCATAGAACATACGGGTTGCGGCTTCCTGGTTCATCGCCTCAAGATAAGCCTGAGCTTCACTGAGGCGGATGGCGCCGGGGTTGCCTGAGAGTGCCAGCAGACGCTTGTCAACGCTTGACAGACCCTCAACGAAACCGGTGGTGTCCTCTACCTGCGCCTTGGTTGACTTGCCCTGCGGGATACCCTGATACAGTTTGCCCCATGTCACTGTCGGGAGACCGGTACGCACGGTGTGCAGATGCTTGGTGCCGGAGTTACACTCCATAGCCAGCGCATCATCAAGCACCGGGTTCATCTCAGTGAGCATTTCGATTACGTCAGCCACAGTCCCGTCAGGGTTCTGCGACTTGTAGACATCAATCAGGTCTACGAATTTTGATCCGAGAATTGCCATTGTTTACTCTCCTTTACCGTATAGGCGTTCAACAACTGATTTCTGTGTGTTTGATACTCGCGCCCCGCTCTCGGGGTTATCTTCCTGCACAAGCTTTCCAATTTTATAAAACGCACGCACCATTTCAGGGTGAGATCCGATGCCGTAGTTATCCATAAGCTCTTTAAGCTCCGGAGACCCTACTTTCTCTATGCCGAGCTTAGCGATTCCGATGTTCTTGTCAAAGTCTTCACCACCGAGTTCCTTATCGTTCTTGACGGCCTCGGTCCACTCGTTCACCTGCTTAGTGTGTGCCTCCACTTGCGACTGCACTTGCTTTGCCTGAAGATCGACAAACTTCTGCGCCTGCTCTTTAGTCAGACCCAACTCCGAAAACAACGGTGTAGCTTCTTTGAGAAGATCCTCGTCAAGCTCCATTCCTTCCGGTAGTTCAAAGTCCTTGTAATCGTCAGGCGAGGTCTGTTGCCCCTCTTCACCTTGATCAAGGTTTTCCTCAGTCTGTTGACCAGTGTCTTCAGTCTGAGTGTTTTCGGTTCCCTCTGCAGCGGGTTCCTGGGTTTGTTGCCCTTCATCCTGCTGGGCAATGTTTGCACTGGTCTCTTCGGCAGCGCCGTCTGCCAATTCTGGATCAGCCATTGTCATTCTCCTTTAGCATCTGTTGATACGAGTTTGGTGCGTGTTGGGTAACATCGCTCAAAAGCATCAGACCCTGGTTGCGACCGCCCTCGTTGAAAATGGTTTGGTTGCTCTGTCCTGCGAACGAGCAACGATATATTCCTGCCCTGTCTAATAACTTATACACCACACGACGACCCGCCTCAGTCCCCATGACCTCACGGATGTCGTTGACCTCCTGTTGCCTTGTCTGCTCAATCTGCTCCTTTGACTTAGCCATCAACCTCTCCCTGCCATTCCAGCCATGTCCATCAGACGTTGCAGAGCTGTGTTCTCGTTGGTGAGGTCAGTCTCCTGCAAGGTCTTAGCTGATTGAGCCATATCTGCACCGCTCTCAGCCATCTGTTGAGCCTGTTGCTGCTGCATTTCCTGCTGCAACTTGGCTTTGACTTCCTCGTCGCTGTTAAGCAACTCAGGACTGACACCGATAGACTCGGCATACTCCTCGACACTCTGTGTTGCGTTGAACTTGTGCCGCGCTTCAGGCCACACTTGAGCAATGTTGCTGATGTATCCCGCCACTTGTTCAATGTTGCCTGTAGCCACGATGCGCTGCGCCTGTGCGAGCACGGAGATGTACTCGACTTTAAGCTCAGTCCCCTGCAGCACCTCGGGAATGTCACCAAGGATACCGGCGTCCAGTGCGATCTGGAACGTGCGGTCGATGAGCGGATCCAGCAGCTCATTGTGCAGACGCTCAAGCACGGGGCCAA